GAGGGTACGGCCGAGGTGGTGGACGCGCCGGAGACGGCCGCTACGACGCCCGCAAGCGGAAACACGGCTACCACCCGCAAGCGGCGGGCGCTGCCGGTGAAGCGCGGCCAGGGCCTGCAGCTCGCACCGCAGCGCGAGCTGACGCTGGACGACCTGCGCACGCTCGGCTGGTGGCTGTCGCTGTCCGAGTCCGGCGCCCAGGACGAGAAGGCCCGCGGCGCCGCGGGCGCCCTGCGCCTCTACTACGTCCAGCAGCTCGGGCTGCCGCTGTGGTCGGTGCGCGAGCTGTCGCTGATCTCGGGCAAGCTGGTGGTCTCCAGCCGCCTGCTGCGCGCCCTGGCGAACCGCGCCGGGCTGGTGATCGAACGGGTGGACGACTCGGACGAGTCCTGCACCGCGGTGCTGGTGCGCGCCAGCACCGGCGAGCAGCTGGGCAGCTCCACGTTCACGATCGACGACGCCAAGCGGGCCGGGCTGATGCGGGCCGGGTCGGCCTGGCAGACCTACCCGGCCAGGATGCTGTGGGCCAGGGCCAGCGCCCACGTGCTGACCGACTACGCGCCCGAGATCGTGCTGGGGATGCAGACCGAGGACGAGGCCCGCGAGGTGTACGCGCTGGAGCCGGAGCCGATCGGCATTGACCGCGGCTACAGCTACAGCGACCCGGACGACGAGGACATTCCGTTCTAGCCGTGGCCGCCGCCCGACCACCGGCCTGGGTGCCCTGGCAGCGCGAGCTGCGCGACTCCCCGCTGGATCCGACCGCCAAGCTGGTCGGCTGGGCGCTGTCCACGTACATGGGGCCGAACGGCTGCGCGCAGGTCTCGCGCTCCACGATCGCGAGGGCGTGCGGGCTGTCGGTGTCGGCGGTGCTGCGGGCGATCCAGCGGCTGGAGACGGCCGGGCTGCTGCTGGTCGATCGGGTGAAGGGCGGGCACTACGGCGCCAACCTGTACCGCTGCCGCAACGGTGGCGCCCGCGCCACCGTTGCACCCGATCCAACCGTAGCGCCAGCGCCACCGTTGGCACCTGCCAACGGTGGCGCGAACACGGGTTCAACGGTGGCGCCAGCGCCACCCGAACGAGAAGGTCTAAAGACCAGCGCGGGCGCGAGCGCGGCGCCGCCCGGCTGGGTGCCCGAGGACGACTCGGCCATCGCCGAGATCTACCGCCAGCGTGAGCTGGACGCGGCGGAACGTGCGAAGGGCAGCACCGAAGGGTACGGAGACCCGGCGCAGGCCGAGGCCGCCCGCCACGCGGCCCTGGAGGCCCGCAAGGTGCTCGGTGCCCAGCTCGGAACGGATCCGCGGCCGTGACGATCCTGGTGGACGCCAGCCTGGGCCTGACCGGCGGCGAGCTGCGGCTGCTCGGCGTGCTGCTGCTGGTGATCGCGCTGGTGGCGCTGTTCGCAGGCCCACCTCGGTGAACGGGCTGGAGGCGCTGGGCGTGATGGCGCTGATCCTGCTGGCGATCGGGCTGGCGGGCCGGGTAGTTCGGTCGCCGAACGATCGCGCTAGGATCGCTGGCATGGCCGACGCGTACAGCTACCTGACCGACTCGGAACGTGTCACGTTCAACGAGACCAGCAGGCTGATGCAGCTGTCCGACTGGACGGGCTGGGACGACCAGCTGGAGGAGTGGCTGGAGATCACCCAGGCGTGGATCCGCGATCGCCGCGCCTACATAGCCGCCATCGCCGAGGGCGAGATCCCGCATGAGAACGGCCCCGGCTGGGACGTGGCGCACCGCCGCGAGCGGTACGACTACCTGCACAAGGCCAACTACTCCAACGCGGCGCCTCACGCGGTCTGCCAGCTGCCGACCGAGGCGGGCACCGACGCCGAGAAGGTCTACACCTCGCTGCGCGAGCTGTGGTGGGTGGAGCCGAAGGGCGCCTACTCGGAGCAGTCCGGCCGCCGCCAGGCGTGCACCGATTGGCTGGTGGAGCGGCGGCAGTACGTCTGGCGCCTCGCCGAGGGCAAGGTGCCCGGCGAGACGCCCGGCTGGGATCACGCCGACCGTCGCCAGCGGTACTCCAACCTGCAGGTGGCGACCAAGCACGGCAGCGCCTACGACAGCTGGTGCAAGTCGCACAACACCACCACCGGCGAGCCGAACGGCGACGGCGGCAGCAGCTCGGGCGGTAGCGGATCTTCCAGCGCTCGAGATCGCGCGCTCAGTTGGATGGCCAGCCATCGCGGCCTGAACGAGCAGCCGGGCGGATCGAACTGCGACAGCCGCTCGGACGGGATCCGCACCGCCCAGGATCGCTGCGTGGCCATGGGCAGCTCCGGCACGTGGCTGCGCTACCAGCCGTGGTGCGGTGTGTGGTGCGCGAACGCCATGGACGCGGCGGGCGTGAAGGGCCTGACCTACGACCTGGCCAGCGTGGAGTGGATCGAGGCCCGCGCGAAGGCGGGCAAGGCGCCGTTCACCGGCTGGACGACCGACCCGAGCCGGGTACGGCCGGGCGACCTGGTGACGCTGTTCAGTCCAGGCCAGCACGTGGCCATGGTGCGCACGCCGGGCAGCAGCCCGGTGACCGAGGAGGGCAACACCTCCGACACCTCGGCGCAGCGCACCCGATCCAAGGGCGACGTGGTGGGCTACGCGCTGGTGGCGTACCCGTGACCAACGAGGAGGAGCACGTGACCGAGACCGCCGCGCCGGACACCGAGCGCACCGATGACGCTGCCTTCACCGACGACGCCACCGAGAAGCTGGGCGACGCCACCGAGCGCGAGACCAACGAGCAGGCGGGCGAGGAGGACGGCAGCTCGCCCGACGAGCCGCAGCCCGAGACGTTCCCGCCCGCCGACGACGAGACCCCGGCCGACGGCGGCGACGACGACCAGCCCGCCGCCAGCTGACCCTGACCCGGGGCGACGCTGGCGGCTGAACTGGGATCGGCTGGTGCTGGTCGCGTTCGTCGCCCTGCAGATCACGCTGGTGGTCGTGCTGCTCGCTGCGCTGGTGGTGGTGGCGACGCGGTGACCGAGCCGCGCAACACCCGGGCGTGGCGCAGGCTGCGCAAGCAGGTGCTGCTGCGCGACGGGTGGCGGTGCCGGTGGTGCGGCGGCCTGGCCGACACCGCCGACCACGTGGTGGCGCTGGCCGATGGCGGCGCCCCGTTCGATCCGTCCAACCTGGTCGCGGCCTGCAGATCGTGCAACGGCAGGCGCGGCGCGCAGCTCGTGAACGCACGCGTTTTTTACAACGGCGTGCCTCCGCCAGCCCGCAATCTTGGAATGGCCGGGAACACACCGCGCGGCGCCCGATCGCGCCGGATCCGAACGCGGGGCGTGGTGCCCGGCGCGATCGACGCGGATGGCTGAGGCGGCACCCGGCCCGGCGCACGGATCGCTGGTGTTCAAGGGCGCCCAGCGGCCGCTGCGGCTGATCGAACTGCCGCCGTGGACGGGCTGGCGCCACACCTCGGAGGCCAAGCGGGCCGAGCGGTTCCTGGAGACCTACCTGGTGGTGCCGACGGGCCACGGCGCGGCCGGGCCGTTCCGGATAGCGGGCTTCCAGCGCGAGCTGCTGCGCGAGATCTACGACCACCTGGCCACGTTCGCCAGCCTGCCCGCCGCGAACGGTAAGACCACGTTCCTGGCGGCGCTGGCGCTGGAGCGGATCGCCCGCGGCGACGACTACGTGGAGGTGGACGTGATCGCCACCAAGCAGGAACAGGCCGGGTTCCTGGTGGAGGCCGCGATGCGCATGGTGGAGTCCTCGCCGGTGCTGGTCGATCGCTGCCGGTGGCACAGCCGCGAGCAGATCCTGGAGTACCGGCCGACCGGATCCAAGCTGCAGGCGCACCCGGCCAAGCTGTCGGCGATCCAGGGCCTGAACTTCTCGCTGGCGATCATCGACGAGATCGGGTTCGCGCACGATGAGACGGTGGAGTCGCTGATCGCGCGGCTGGGCAAGCGGCCCGACGCGCGGCTGGTCGGGATCGGCACGCCCGGCTTCCAGGCCAACATCCTGCAGCGGCTGCGCGGCGCGCACCTGGACGGCGAGCTGCCCGCCGGTGTCCGCTACCTGGAATGGGCAGCCGATCCCGGCTCGGCGAGCGACGATCGGCGGGCGTGGCGGAAGGCCAACCCGGCGCTGCGGGCCGGGTTCCTGACACCGGCCGCGTTGGCCGTCCAGCAGGGCCTCCTGAGCGATCGCGAGTTCAGGACGTACCACCTCGGGCTGTGGGTGGACGAGGCGGCAGCGTGGCTGCCGGAGGGCGCCTGGCAGGCGTGCGCGATGGCGGCGCCGCCGGTGGACGGCGCCGAGGTGGTGCTGGCGGTGGAGGGCACGTTCCGCAGGTCGGCGGCGATCGCCGGGGCGACGATGGACGGCGCGATCTTCCACGGCTGGTGGGCGGAGGTGGCGACCGACCGCGACCTGCACGAGCAGCTGGCCAGGGCGCTGGAGCGGTGGGACGTGCGGGCGATCGTGCACAACCGCCGGATCCGGTCGCGGCTGTTCGCCGAGCTGCGCGACGAGGGCGCGCCGGTGGTGCCGTGGGACGGGTCGGCCGACTCGGAGACCACCTCGGCCAACGAGTTCTACCGGGCGATCGTGGGCGGCGAGCTGGCGCATGATCACGCGCCGGTGGTGGCCGAGCAGGTCGCCAGCCTGCGCGCCCGGTTCGGCGTGGACGGGTCGCTGCGGCTGGCCAGGCCGGACGACCCGGCGCGGTTCGGCGACGCGGCGCTGGCAGCTCGCGCGGCCTGGTGGGTGGCCATGGCCGAGGCGCAGCAGGGCGGCGCGCCGACGATCTACTAGGCTGGCGGGCGACGGGATCCGGCGCCTGGACACGGTGGGCAAGGTCGCCGGACGTGGGCGCTGGCGGGTAGGCGTCCAGGACGACCAACGGGCCGCCCGAGGGCGACCCGTTGACCATGGCGTGAAGCTGCGAGCCAAGCAGCCGGAGGAGCCTACCGCGGCAGGCGGCCGTGGTACGGCCGCAGGCACCCGTTGGCGGCCTTGCGCCGCTTGGCGGTCAGGTGCTCGGAGATCGCGTTGACGCCGAGCACGCGGCCGCTGGCGCTGGTCACGAAGGCCCACGAGACGTAGACCCGCTGGCCGCGCCACCAGGCGGTGCCTTCGCGGCCATGGGCGTGGCGGACGATCCGCACCGCGTGCGCGTGGCGCTGCAGGCACGAGGCCACCCGGTTGGTGGCCTGCCGGGCGGTGGCCGCCTGGGCGGCCGGGGCGGCCGCCGCCAGCGCAAGGCTGGCGGCGGCGGCGACGGCGAGCGCGCGGATCATCGGGCCGACTCCTCGGCCAGCACCTTGGCGACCGTCGGGTGGGTGCACCCGGCGAGCACCGCGACCGCGCGGTGCGACAGCCCGGCGGCGGCCGCGTCCACGATCGCCTGGCGCCAGGCGCGATCGGCCGTCACCTTGGCGGCGGCGACCGCCACCAGCGTGGCGCCGATCGCGTCCTGCCGCTCGGCGCGCTCGGCGGCGGCGGCCTGGGCCGCGGTCTCGGCGACCTGCGCCAGCTCGGGCGCGGCGGCCTGCACCTCGGCCAGCGTGGCCTCCTCGGCCTCGGCGCGCAGCGCCTCCAGCCGGGCCGACTCCTGCTCGGGCGTCGGCTTGGCCTCGGGCGCCTCGGTCTGCGTCACGGTGACCTCCTCGGTCGCGGGCTGGGCCTTGGCAAGCAGCTTACCGTAGCGGGTGCGGGCCTTGGCCAGCTTGGCCAGCTGCTCGGCGTGGCGCTGCTCGGCGTGCGCGATCGTGCTGGCGTAGTCCTCGGCGCGATCCGGGTACTGCTCGGCGTAGCCGCCGTATACCTTGCGGGTGCTGGCCAGCCGCTCGTTGGCGGCCTGCACCCCGCGGCCGTCCTCGGCCACGTACGCCACCGCGATCTCGGCGGCCTCGGCCTCGGTCAGGATCACGAATCCACGCTTGAGCTGGCGGGTGGTGGTCGCGAAGGGCATATGCGCGGCCGCGAACTTGGGCGGGTAGGCGACGCCGTAGCCGCTCATGCTGCCGTCGGTGCCGATGATCTCGCGGCCGACCCGGTAGGTGCTGGGCACGTCCTTGGCCTGGTGCAGGCCGCGCTCCTCGCGGGCGGCGGCGATCACGGCGGCGGCGGCGCCGCGGACGTGGGACTTGCGGGTGGTGTTCGTGTCGGTGTTCATGGAAGGAACTTTACCACGGATCCTGGGCGATGGCAAGCGGCTTTCCACAAGTCGGCCGAGGACGGGAACGGGCGCCCCTAGGGGCGCCCGTTCCG